TCCACCAGCACCTTTGATGAGTTTAGTTTCGTCTGTCATGCTTCTACCTGATTAGTGTCAACTGCTGCACTTATTACAACACTTCCTGTAATTATTTCACCATAAACTATTGGAACGGGAGTACCTGCTCTTGATGTATTTTGTACTCCACTAAAGTTAAAAGATAATTGTGGATCTTCTTCAGAACTAAAATCTTGCGGTTCTGGTAAAGGAAATAACATATCACTAACACCTGATAAAACTAACGCTCCACCAATACTTACTGCTGCTTTTGTTAGAAATCCTGCTTTAGCAAAAGACCCTGCACCTGTACCAAAAAATGCCTTTCCAAATTTCAATGTAGAACCTGGTGCCAAAAACGCTCCTGCAATTAATGCAGCACCCAATAATATTTTTCCCATTCCTCTACCAGCACCACTAATAACTGGAATAAAATGTATATCTTCTTTACCAACAGGATAAGTTAATTCATTCTCATCAATATCATAATTACCAACTTTTACTTGATAATATTTAGGACTCATAAAACATTCTACTTCTGGAAAATTATGTATTAGAAAACTTACAGCTTGAGAAACACTATTAACTTTTATCTCGAACTCTTTATGTCCGATAAATTCTGCTAATTGTCCATATAGCTTTAACTTACGAAGCATAGCGATACCTCTTTCCTGTACATTTTAGCAACCATTCAGAGTAAGGCTCTCTACAAGATAGTCTATCTTCAAAAAATAATGCTACATGATTTAAAGTTGGGTGCAAAATACTCATAAGTAATACATCTCCATTTTCTAATTTTTCATCAGGTCTAAGTTCTCTGAAATTAGTTCGCCAAGCACAGGCTTCAAATAGAGGTTTATTATTAAATTCTTCTAATGTTGTAGGTCTTTTCCAATCCCTAAGTTCAATATTCTTTTCTTCTTTATACCAATCTCTTACTAAACTCCAACAATCAGTTATACCCCAAACCCATTGACGACCTAATAATGGTGGCTTGTATCCACAAGGCTCTAAATAAGCCCATTGTTCTGTTTTAGGATTAACAATATACCAAGGTAAATTACTATCCTCACAGCTAATTTTATCTGCTTGACTAGGATTTGGTGGAGTTATTGGATGACTATGAACAACACCAACAATCTCTCCTGTATTATCTGCCTTTACATAATCTTCTGGATCAATAATAAAACATTGATGATCTGTCATAGAAAGATTACGACAAGGAAAATATCTTTCTTTACCTTTTATATTTAACAACAAACCACAAGATTCTTTAGGATCTTCTCGTTGGGCATGAAGTAGTGCTTTATATTTCCAACTCATCCTACAAACGTACCGATAGAAGGGAAAATCGAGCGAGTAGCTTGACGACCTGGAATCCGAATCCCAGCAAGGTCTGTAGGAGCAGCAAGTTCAAATTCAACAATATCTCTTGTCTCTGTTGATTTGCGATCAATTGAATACACTTCTTGAGGAAATTCTGCTGTGTTATCTGCTGTTGCATTAGTGCCATCAGCAAAATTAACAGCATCAATAAATTTAGCTAATGTTCTTATTCTAGTAACTGTAGCTCCTGTCAAATCATTACCAGTTGTCGTTTCATTTACAGATAAAAGTATTGATGAAATAAGTCCTGTAGCATTACTAATTGCTATTTTAGGTCTTGGTAATTGTCCACGTTGAAAAGCAAAACCTGTTGCTTGTATTGGGAATCTAAGGTATTCATTACCAGCCCATACTATTTTTCCATTAGCATTTAAATTACTACCAGCATGGAATCTATAA